TACCAGAAATTTAAACAGATTTACTTAAATTACCTAAATCATATGGCTTAAGAAGCTTGGAATCTTTTCTAATCAAAAATTCCTTTAGCGAATCTTTTATCTGATTAGTTTTTATTTCAGGCAATACAATTTCAGTAATACTCGAACTTGTATGCGTAGCATTTTGTAATTCTTGTGAATTAAACATAATTAATTTTCGGTTTCTTGAATTTTCTTATATACTTCAATTAAAGCTGCATCGGCGTTTTCTAGATTAATCATATCTGTTTTCATAAAAGTAGATGCAGTTACTTCTACAGAAACTTCTTTTGAGCATTCAGCACAATTAAAGGAATTAGCAGCATTTAACTCAATTGGAACAAACATTTTTTTACTAAGATAACATGGACATGTTACTTCTAAACCTTGTTTAGAAAATTCTTTAATTCTTTCATTTTTAATTTTTTCTATAAAAATCTCTGCAATTTTAAGATAAAAATTATATCCTATAATTTGAGCTATAGTTGAAAAAATGAATATTTTAAAAAAATGTAAAGTATCTGTACATAAAAGAAAAGATACAGAACTACTTACAATAAATAATATGCTTATTGGTTTTAAAATCTGAAACGACATTCAACTATTCTATCAGTAAAATATTACTTGTCAACTTCAAAAACTTTTAAATGATTTGGAATAGATCTTAAATGAGAAGGTATAGTATTAATCAATAATTTATTGATTTTATCCATTTCATCTATCATTCCCTTTATACCGACCTTTTTAGATGGATTTTTTTGTATAGATGGATTGGTCAGAGATGCCTCTAATTGTGCTCTAATCTGAAATGCTTCTTCTGTAAGGGAATTAACTTTATCCATCAGTACCTCTAATTTTCCTTTAATATCTCCTATTTCAAAAGGAACCATATTATTTGATACTTTAGATTTAAAACTATCTAAAGAAATAGGAATTGCTTCTCCAGCAAATTCGGATCCAGTTCCAGATATTTGGCGATCCGCATTCGACATGGTCGCATTTTCTCTTAAATTTTTATTTTTCACTCTAATTATTTACTTAATTTGACTAAATAATCTCATGAGCAATCTATTTAAAACTGCATTTGTACACGTATTACATGAGCAACCTACTCCTGAAGAAATGTCTGATTCAGAAGCAATGGAGCAATCTTTAGATAAAGGTACAGATCCTGCATCTTTCGATACTGCTGCTGCTGATGATGGTGCTGCTGATCATCTAATGGCTAGCAGTAAATTACAAGCTTCCATGGTTGGTGCTGTAAATGAATGGATTAATAGATTGTCTGAATTTTCAGAATTCCTAAATGGAACTGGACCTGAATCCATGCAGTCTAAACTAAAAAATGCAGTTCCTGAAACTCTTTTTGACAAGATTCGTATTGCAGAATCCAAGAAAATTGCACGTGTTTCTATGGAAGTTACTGCTCTCTGTGAGATGATGAAAGGCTATAGCGCAACTAGCAATAGTCCAAAACTTCGTGGAGTGTAATTATCTGGAATATTTCATAATAAAATCCGTAGATATATAATCGGATTTTAATTCCATAGTAATATCATTGAAATCTTTATAAGATTTCCCCAGATTTTCAGGCCAAAGAAATACGGTTTCTTTTAATTCGATCAATTTTTTGGTTTTATTAAATGCTGCTCTATCTTTATATTGGGAATCTAATACCCATATTTTTTTATGGAAAGGTATTTTATCCATCTGTTCTTGTTGTCTAGATGTGAATAATTGGTAGGAATTTTCTTGAATACCTCCAATTGCTACTCCATTTTTTACAAAACATGAATTAATTGGTCCTTCGAATATAAAAACCATATCTAAATTCATATCAATCCTATCAAAATTAAACACCGTTTTATCACTATTAATCTTTGAAAGATAACGTGGTCTGATATCTTCTTCTAAAATAGATCTTGATTGATAATGTAGAATTTTACCATTATCTCCAAAAAAAGGTAAAATTAATCTATTTTTATGAAACTTATCTGTTAATGACAAATATAGTGCTTTTGGTCTATTAATTGCCTTTAACAACATTCTATGTTTCAAGAATTCCAAAGTTTTAGAAACCATCTTATTTGATTTATAAAACTGTATCTGAGCTTCATCAAATAAATTTATACAATCCTTTGGGAGAGTATCGACTATTATTTCTTTCTCTACTTTTTCTACGAAAGTTTGAACAAAAGAATCATTTAATTCATTTTTAATATCATCAAAAGTATTCCCAGTAACATCCATAATCCACTTTAATGGATTACTACTATAGCCACAATTATGACAAAAAACTAAATTTTTATTAGGAATATAATAAAATCTTCTCTTACGTAACCAGCTATTTCCTTCTCTACACATAGGGCAAGAACCCTGATATGTGTTATTGTATCTATTCTTCGAAGGTTTACCTACAAAGTTAAAAAATTTAAGAACTATATAATCTTCGGGTAATGTAAACACGAAGAAATCTTACCTTAAGATTTTTGAAAAATCAAGAATTATCGACACTGTGAAGTAATATCTTCACGAGTTTTAGCATCTAGAACTTTTACCATTCCTTTACGAATAAAAGCTCCAGATTGTGGATCTACCCAAACAGCTTCTACATAAATCTTATCACCATATTGGCGTTCAGAAATACGTGGTTCTACTGGATGACCACTAATTGGAGATGCGATTTTAATTGGGCGAACAATATCCATATTAGTTATTTAGTCTTATTAAGGTTAAAAAGATACTGTTTTTTTAATAGTTTGAAAATCTGATTTGGTATTTTATCAACAAATTCTACTATACCTTCATTCAAACCAAGATGGAATTTATCTTTTGGAACGTCTCTGTTTTGATTTTTAGGAATTGAAATAAATTTATAATCATTTTCCTTTTCTTCTACAAAAATTAACATTTCCCCCACATATGCACCTGTTACTACTGCATACGAATGTGATTCAATAGGATGTTTTTTCTTTCCAAAAATCATAGACCACCATTTTGGTTAGTCGTAAAGAATACTCTTGCTAAAGCAGTATATAAAGCATCAGCATCTAATTGTGTTTCAGCATTAACCATATAAACAGGATCGTTATCTAAATTATATCCAATAATTATAAATGATCTTAAAAACTCTTCAATTGTAGAACACAAAGCTTCTAACTCAATATGGTTCTTTTTAGAATATTCTTGGGAACTATTAATTAATGCTTCTTTCAAAAGAGCTTTAATTTGATCTTCGGAAATTTTATTTTTCTGTACTTCTGCTGGAGTAGGTTTAATATTTTTTACAGGCAACTTTTTCTTTTTAGATGAATTAATATCTTTTTTAGGTGCCATTTTATTCGTTCTCCTTATAAAACCTACTATCTTTATTTATCGGAGAAATTCCTTTATCAACTAGCAACTGTACAACAACTTCAATAGATTCTGTACTTATAGAAAAATTCTTCGGAAAGAAATTACCACCGTCATAAAATTCAAACATCACTTCATTGTTAAAGGCTTTATTGTTGTAACAAGTTACGTATACGGATGCCCCACCGGGGTCTACGAGCACCGTCCACCTTCTACAATCATGAATACCATATCCTTGAAATATCCTCAAAACACCAAACTTACAATCACGTAAACGCTTAATAAAGTAACCGGGTGTTTTGATTTTATTCTGTTGTCTTTTGTTCACCATAATCAAGAAACCTTTGCTGTTGTAATGTATTTCAATTTATAGTTATTGTCTTCTATATCAAAAGCAATAATACCTCTATTAGTATTCAATTTAACACACAATTCCGTAGTCTTTAAAAATGAAATGATCCTAAAAATATCAAAATCAAATGCTAATGGTTTACTCATACTTTCTCCAAGAAAACTATCAGAAATTTCCATGGTATAAGAATCAATATTACTTTTAGTTTTGTCAGTCAATTCAGCCATCATCTTACCTTCTTCAGTACTAAGATAAACTTTACTACTATCGGTAATGAACAAACTACTCTTGAGTAGAGAATTATATGTAGCCAAATTTACCTTGAACTCATTGTTAAATTCCAGTGCATTAATTTTATCGATATTAAAATTTGGACTCTTTACAATATTGTCATTAATTAAATGAAATTTAAATCTAGTACCATTAGATTTATATTCAATATTGTTTTCATTCAAAACTAAATCTACACTTTCAGATTGAATACAATCAATAATTTTAATAAATTTCTTAATATCTGCAAAACTCAGATTTCTTTTTTCTCCAGAGTATTCAATCTCATTTGAAGTAATATATAAACTAAAATTACTATCAGGAGTTCTATTAAGATTGGAAATAGAATTTTTATCTAAAACCAGAGTACAAAGATCATTAATCTTAGAAATAGGAATTAAGAACTTTTGTATGAAGTTAACTTTATTTGGTATTCTTAGGTTCATGGACATTTTTCTTACTTTCCATGAATTCTAACACCTTTTGTAGTGAATTGTCTAGCTTTTTCAACTTTTTTTCAATATCTTCCAATTTATTGTTAATAGTAATTGCTGTAACACTATTATCGAAAGTAAATTCCAACTGATTAGGGTCATTTACTGGAGGTGGTACGAATTTACCAGTTTCTAAAAATGGTTGATTGCTTGGCTGTGGTTGTTGCGGTTGAATCTGTCTAGGAACATTATTAGGGTAAACAGTTGGTCTATTATTGGGATTAGCACCAGTAGTAGACTGAATAGCTTCTCTCATAATAGTCTCTGCCGTGCGTTGGAATTCTTGCTTTTTAGGTGCTAAAAAAGCATTAGGAGAAACAATATTATTATCGTATTTAGATATTTCTTGATAAGTCTGTCCCAAAAAACCCATTAAAGTTGCTTGTAATTCACGTGGATCTATATTTTGTTCTTCAAGTTCAGTCAATGAATTGTCCATGTATATAGTTAATAAAAAACCCCAAGTTGTCTAGACTTGGGGTTTTTTAAAACTTAACTAAAATCCAGTTTTAATTAGAGTCAAAACTCTTAAGCAATTCAGCAACCATTGCATCATCAATCTTAGAATCACTAGTCTCTTCAGTAGATGCTGAAGGTTCTGATGCTACTGGTGCCTTAGATCCAACAACTGGAAGTGGTTCACAAACAAAGTGCTTTTTCCAAAGCTGAATAATTTCATCTTCAGTTTTAATTGGATTGATCGCAGCAAGGTCATGAATAGAATCATAAATTTCTTTTTGACGTTCTTCAGATAAACCTAGATCAGTTGGAGATGTGAATCGGCTACTATCATACGAAACGTATTCACCTTGCTTTTCAGCTTTGAGTTTAAGATTACAGCCATTAGCTGACAAATCAAAAACACGTGAACCAAATTCATCAGAATCGTCACCACTGATAGCTGCCATAACCAGCTTATTCAACTTCTTACCGAAACGCATGACTTTAACAGTTCCGTTGTTTTCAGGTGTAACTGGATCATCTACCACATACACATTAACAAACCACTGTTCCTGCCATTTAACTTGCTCTGCTTTCGCCTTTTCTTCTTCTGTGCCGTTCTTCTTAATACGATACCTTTCAACTCCAATCGGATCAGTCTGACCAATTGTTTGGAGTGATACAGCAGACACATACTCTCCTGTAGAGAAGCTGTTCCAGCCATGAACATAATAGTGGTAGAACGAATCTTTTAAGGATTTGATGTTAGGAAGCAAACGCAAAACATAAGTGTTGCCTGCTTTGAACTTTAGGATTTCACGATAAAGCCCATTACCTCCAGATGAAGTTTCACTCTTGGCTAGGGCTTCCTTGATGGATTCAAACATTGATGTTGTAAACATAGTTTTATTTGTATTTTAGGTTATTTTGTTTCAGATTTTTCTGAAGTTGTTGTGATATTATCAGATATTTTTGATTGGTCAATATATTTTTTTGATTCGATGAAAATTTTATAAACTTTTATCGCTTTCTGAGAAGTATAGAACTTTAAATCAAAGTTCTCACCTTCAGGATACACATTATAAGGTGCCCTGAAGAAATCGCAAGGCTTTATTTCTCTATTTTTTAGAAAAAGTTTTTCTAACCTTAGAAGGCACAATTTTGCTGTTTCGTTCAGAGTCTCGAAGTCCTTCCTTCTTTTGTACGGAAGGTTTCTTGCTCCTCTTGTTTCTTTTAGATACTCGTTGTATATTCGTTTTTGTATATCGGTACACATTTTTCTTAATTTTAACTCCTTGAACAGAATTTAAATATTTGGATATATACTTACTTTTTGAAATTTTAGAATCGTAGTCTATGAAAAATTTAAACAGATCGTAATCATTATCTATTGTAAGCATATACTTCAATAAACTTTTATATGCTTCGTTTTTAAGTACTAATAAAAATATATTTGGTAGATTTAATTTTTTTCCATTTAAAATACACATCAAACTACAAAAACATAGAAAATTATGATCGTTTTCTAGTTTTGCTGCGTCATTATCCATCATGATTAGATTTAATCATGATTAAGAAAATTTCTACTGTTTATACTCTTCTAAGAATTTTTCATTACTAGCTGCCCACATTTTATCATGAATCGATAATAAACCCGGTGAACTGTGTATTACATGTATAGGATACACACCCAACTTCAAACCTTTCCTATTAGCATCAATACAACTAGAAATATCATAATGATGAAATGAGTAGTTTTCATTAAATTTCCAATCAGTTTTAGTAACCGATGGCATATGCACAGCAATAAACAATCCATCCATAATTGCAACTCTAGATGGTGTTGGACCAAATGAAGTTGTCATAGTCTGATTATTATTACCAGCAGGATGAGCAACTTCTCCTCTCTGCTGATTTCTTTCTACCATTATATGCCATAAAGCTGGATCAATTAATCTAGGATTTAAGCCTCCCGCCAAACCTATCAAACTATATCCTAATCCATTAGCTTGTTTTAATTTCTCATATAGTTTAAGATCGTCAATATATACATCATCATGTACACATACCACAAATTCCACATCTGTGTTTTTATACTCTTGTAATTTACGGTTATATACCGTTGGCATTCCGTCTTCATTATCCCATACTATATCTAATTTATAATTAGGTGTATTTAAACCATCTTTCCAAGATCTGTAAAGTGGTAATGAATTTGCTTCTTGTTGTAATTTTCTGGTGCAAGATACTAATGCTACTTTCGGATTCATATAAGTATTTTACCAGAAAAACATCTGATTTTCAATAAATAATGTTATGAGTATTATTAATCGTCTAGGTTGGGCTAATCGTTCACTGTTAAATGAAGGTAGACTCCATACCGATGAACTAAAACAACGCATTTCAAACCTCTTCCGTAGAACATCTTTGGGCAATTCTCCTACTTATGTAGTAGGTAAAATTTCCGAAATTATTCGTAGAGAAAAGGGTGATGATACTGATATTAATGAAATTGCTGATGAAGATATCATTCGTATTGCTAATTCGGAAGAAGTAACAAATGGTAAATTCGCCCCTGAATTAAAAGGAGGTATCGAAGATGCCCGTCAGGAATCAGGTGATCAAATTTCAGATCTTTCAGCAGGATTACCTTCACAAGAATCAGAAGGAGAAGAATTTGAAATGTCAGGAGAAGCACAAGCTTCAGATGATTCTGGTGATACAGATGAAATGGATTTTGAGATGTCTGTTCCAGAACAAGCTGAAGATGCAGAAGCTGTTAAAAAGACTTCAAAATGCGATTGCGATAATAATCAACGAATCGGTGGTCAACATATTACTAAAGAATCCGTTAAATTAACTGCTAAACAAGTTGATAAACAACTAAAAGAAAATTATATTAAATCAAGACAGCATAAGTTCTTAATTGAAGAACGTTATCGTTCTTATTAAAAGAAAAAGGGCACCGAAAGGTGCCCTTTTTGCTATCCGTGTAGGAGAACGTCTCCGTTATAATTCTCTCGTAATACTAAGCTTTTAACGTTTTGAATAATAGATTCGGGAGTCATTGACTGCCAATTTAAAATTCTAGTTTCTGCTGTTCCAACCTTCACATGAAGGACATTACCGTCGTTATTGACAATAACATTTTTCCCAGAAGACATCATTTCATTAAAAATTAATGATGTAATTTGTTCGATATTATTCATTTTCGTCATCTCCTTCCACTTCAGTTTCCATTTTTTGAATTTCTTTATTCTGATCTGAACTGTAAGCCCATTCTACTTTAATCTTTTCTTCAATCTTTGGAATAATTTGTTCTTCCCAAAAATCAGCATTTTTAATAAATGATTTAGCAAAACCTAATTTTTCTCCATTGTACGAATAAGTAGGACCAGAAGCTTGAATAATACCGAGATCAACAGCTAATTCCAATAATCCATGATATTTATCAGCACCATTCGTGAAAGAAACATAAAGTTCTCCTTCAAGATATTGCTTAACAAAACGATTTTTAGCTGTTAATGCACGAACAATAATACCTACATAATTACGTTGTGATACTGCTGTAGTACCAGTCTCGGATTTAACTGCATCTTCTTTAACTGGTTTACGCATTAATTGTACGGAAACGCTAGGCAAGTATACACAAGCCTTACCACCCGGCATACTCTTCACTAACGTTGGATGTAAATCACCCGGATTATCATAAAGATGATTCGTAATAATAATTGGAGTCTTGGTAATAGCAGACATTTGGGTGCATGTACGCAATAGAGTTTTAATAGCTCTAGCCCTAGTTCCCATGTCTACACTAGTAGAATCTTTCTCAATCCTAGCTGTTTCTAATGCACTTTCTAAATTACCTAATGAATCAATTGCAATAATAAACTTACCTTCTAATCCCTTTTCTTTAACTCCTGTTAAAAATTTATGAACACTATTTCGACATTGTTCGATATTAAAAATTGGAACGTGTTTTACTTTACTAATATCTAATCCTAAACGTTCTGCTCCTTCTGGATCAATAGCATTTTCCGAATCAAAAACAACAGGAATCATACCTTCCTTTTGGGCATTTGCTAAAATCTTTTGAACTAAAGAACTTTTGTATGTCATGCTTTCACCATACAACATGGTCAAACGTCCATTTGGAATACCACCATTCCGCATTTTACCACTAATAATAGCATCTAATACATAACTGCCAGTGCTAATCCATTTATCAACCCTACTAAGGGTTGATTTATCTAGAAAAGAAGCAAATGGATTTCCTTCATCTAAAATATCTAAAGCTTTAAGTATATCTTTTTCCATAGGAAACCATCTTAACATACACAGAAAATTAGTCAACAAAAAACCTCTAGAATTTCTTCTAGAGGTTTTTTGACTTATACATACCGAACAACAAACTTTTTATTCATCAAAAAGCTTAATTACAGATTCACCAGCTACTTCTGGAATTAGTGGTGCTGCTGTAAAAATCCTAGTATATTGCTCTTGTAAACGAGAATCAATATTTACTTCGCCAAGTGCAAGTGAAGACTTTTGATATGACCACAAAGTTCCTTCTGAACGAGTAGCTTGATCAACAAATTCAGAAAAGAATAATGGAATAAGTTGAACTTGCAACTGTCCATTTTGTTGCTGGTTAACGTTAATCATTACTGGGTTCTTAACAGTAAGAATCTTATCGTTAGATTTAGATTCTTCAGCTAGAATTGCACGACCAATTGAATCGATAAATGTAATTAATTTCATAATACATTATCAATTTAATAATGTACATAAAAAAATCAACTAAGTATATCATCTAAAGTACACATTAATTGTTCTGTTGGTTTTCTAGGAACCCAATTCATCACTTTGTAAAACCTTTCAATACATTTATATATGTCTTTTTCAAACATAACTTCAATTGCTGGTTTTAAAAATTCTTTAAATTCTTTAGGATATCTAGTTTTATATGCAATTGCACTAATTCCATATGGATTAGGAGTTTCCACATAAAACAATCTAATCTTATCACCACTTACAATTTTCTCGTATTTTTTAGTTAAACCCATTTCTTCCAATAAAATATTATAAAAATAACCAGCTTTTACATGCCATGGCATATTTTTACACGTAGAAAACCCATCACATTGTTCTTCATATTTCTCCATATTTCTTATTCCAGAAACAATTGATATTTCATTTTCATCCATATTATAAAATAATTCATATACAGATTTTAATATATCATTTGTACTAGATTCATCTTTAGTAGAGATCATGTTTTGAATAATCTTCTTCACATATGGTTTAACAGACTTGGGCATTTTAGTACTCACGACTTCAACTCCAGTATATTTCCATTCATTACATTGAATACCCTCCTTATATAATACATGAAGCACATACCGTTTCTTTTCCAGAAACATTCCATAATCACACATAGCCTCACGTTTAAATTCAAAACGA